TGAATAATGGTGATGACTGTGTGGTTATGATGGAGCGCGAGGATGAACATGTCTTCTTGCGATCTCTTGATGACTGGTTTTACCAGATGGGGTTTAGGATGACGACGGAAAGACCGGTGTACTCCTTGCCTGAGATTGAATTTTGTCAGATGCGTCCCATTGAGTATGGTGACAACCAGGTGATTATGGTTCGCAATATTAACGTTGCATTACGCAAAGATACGTTGATTACTGTGGACGTGAACACCGTTACCACGCTTAGGGCTTGGATGACTGCAGTTGGAAAGGGTGGGTTGGCGCTTACAGGCGGCATTCCCATTATGCAAAATTTCTATAGGCGGTTAACAGCTTTAGGATGTGGTGTGGTCAGCAAGGTTGCTGACCAGCTCAACCAGAACTCTGGCATGTACTTACTTGGGGTTGGAGTTGACAGACACTTCGAAGAGCCCACTGCTCAAGCTAGACTGAATGTATTCAGGGCTTGGGGCATTACGCCTGACCAGCAGGTTGCACTTGAGCGTTATTATGACGCATATGAGTTCAACCATGGGTCAGCAGTGGGTGTCGATAGCCACATCAATTACAACACCATCTTTCATGTACTATCACGGTAATTATTGCGGCCCTGGTTGGTCGAATGGAGAGTATCAATCATCGGTGGTTGGCAATTTGCCTGCCATTGATGAATTTGATGAAACATGTAGGTTGCATGACGCAGCCTATGCACTGGGTATGGATTTGAATGAAGCAGACGACAAGTTTGTTAATTCCAATTTCGGACTTGGTGCAAAGCGATCGGTTGCTGCCGCAGCGGTCGCTCTCCAACGGCGGCTTAGGGCCAACGATAGTTTCAATAATTTACCAATATCACAAACTATAATGCCAAAAATGAACAAAGCAACCCTGAAGAAGGGAAATCTACGAGGGTCCAATCAACCCAACGCACCAAGGCAGAAAATGCTAAGCACGGTTCCGGCTGCTTACGGGTACACCTTACGCATGCAAAAGCCCACAATTACGCGGCGT